ACATTCGCCCATCAGGACTTCAGACACCTTGCACCCCATGTTAGCCGCCGCCGCTTTGCGGATGGCCCATGCCCGCGTCATGGTCTCGCTCATGTTGTAAGTCTTTTTCATTGTTTCTGTCTCCTTTACGTTGATTTACTTTGTTGCTATCGGGAAGCGGTGGAGCCTGCCACCCGGAGAGGATACCCCCGGCCAACGGCCCCAGCGCCCGCCCTCTTTAACTATCTATATCTTATCATAAAAGATCCCATCCGTCAATCATTTACTTTGTTGCTATATCCAAAAAGTTAGAAAAATAGCCTATTTTACACCAAAACAGGCATATTTACAGCGTAAAAAGCACAGAATACAAGGCATTATTTTCGTCATTATGCTGCATTTCTTATTGATTCTTTGTGCATTTTGCCGATTAGCAAGCCGGTTGGCCTGAGATCGCCGCCCATGCCCAGCACCAGCCCCAGCGCCCGCACAGACTGCCCCAGCACGGCCAGCAGGGGAGACGGCCAGCAGACACGGCACGAGAGCGGCCAGCCCTGCCCCATGCCGCAGGAGAGCACGACACGCCCAGCGCCACGGCCAGACGGACACGCCGCCCCTATGCCGTCAACCTGCCCGCCCAGATCAAACAGACAGAGCCAGCAGGAGAACGCGAGGACATCCAGAGGAGAAGAGAGGGAGAGAGCGAAAGGAGACAGGGCGAAAAAATGAGGACTTGCGCCCGCTTGCCTGCCGAATTGCCGCCCAAGTCATAAAGGCATCGAACCCCGCCCGAAGCCAGCCCGACAGGAGCCAGCGCCGCAGGCCAGCAGGCACCCCGCCCGCCACCGTGCCCAACTCCAGCCCCGTCTCATTTTCTGCCCGCTTTCAATTCTGCTTTTGGAGAGTTTGCAGAACCCCGGCCCGTTTTCGCCCGTCAGCAGACGAACAACGGCACCCCGCCCGCCTGCCTGGACGCCATCGGCACCGGGGGAGCCTTCACATTTTCGCGCCCGCCCCGTTTCTCACGAAACGGCTCAGTACCTCTACTCTATCACGTACGCCCCATATCCCCATTTTTCACTCGGGAACAATCTCGACGATTCCCCAACAGTAAATGAATTAAACCCATACCTCCAAAATCACATTTTTAGCCTTACAGCCTCGGTTTTTCTGTCAACCCTCTATAATTCACCCCGTTTACAGTCGTATTCTTCTCCGATAGCAACAAAGAAAACTAATATTCTGATTGACTTTAGACCCCAGATATGGTAGAATATATTAAGGTAAGAGACAACAACTGACGGTCTTTTGCGACAAAGAAAATGAGGTGGACTATGGACACGCAACTTACCCTCTTTGATCAGCCTACGGCTCCTCAGATCAATACCGTACCGCCGACCAGCTGTAAAATCATTCAGTTCCCCGGTACCTCTGCTGTCGAGCCTCCCAAGAAGGTCAACTACCGCAAGGGAGAAGAGCAGACGGTTTTTCCGATCAAGTCTCGTGAGCAGCTTGACGCTATGGCCTCCTGGCTACGGGCCAATGCTGATCCCAAGTACCTGCTGGCATTCATCTTGGGTATCAACCTCGGACTCAGAGCCAACGAGCTTCTGGAACTGAAGTGTTCTGATATTTTCTTCCCTGACGGCAAGATCCGCTACATTGTCGGAGACTACACCGATACTACCGACAAAATCTCAGTCTTTCAGGAGAAGGTAGACAAACGACGTGGACTCTATCTGAATGAATCCTGTGTCCACGCTATTCAGTGGTACTATGGTAACGATGCCGGCCACTACTCTGATGGATATATCTTCGCTTCCCGTGAAGGTGGTCACATTGAAGTGGACACCCTGCGCAAGAAGTTGAAGGATGCGGCTAAGGCTTGCGGGATCAAGCAGAACATCGGTACCCATACCCTGCGGAAGACTTTCGGATACTTCCACTACCAGAGCAACCACGACATTGTGTTCCTCCAGCGTCTTTTCGGTCATTCCAGTGCTCTCATCACCATGCGCTATATCGGAATCGCAGACGAGGAAGAGAAGAAAGCCTACCACGATGTTTCAATCGACCTGTTAGGGGACATTTGATTTTCTCTGGTGTCCACGCTGCCAGTCGGCAGAAGACTCAAGATACTGGGGGATGGGTAGATGACTAAATCGAAAGTGTCTACCCCGCACCTACCTTTTGGGTTAGGCCGCTACCAACTCTCCGTATATCCGCGAGCGAAGCGAGCGGCCTAACTGCAAAAACTTCCCCTTTGCAAATTGGCTATTTTTGCAACTTTTTAGACTACTTTGAGCGTAGCGATATTACCCCTTCCCCTTCTAAGGGACGATTTTCAAATACCCCGTTTGTTGACGAGCGTTTGAGCATCGAAATTTAGAATTTATCACCTCAAAAGTGATAATTCGATTTTGGGGTTCTGAACTTTTGAACATTTTTGGAGGTTTTACTATGTTCCTGAAGAAGCACTCTCAGCCAGAATGGACGCCGGCTGACCGGCAAAGAGAACGGCTGCTGCTGGACTACTTTGCCGCCGAAACAAATCTGGAAGAGAAAGCTAAGGTAGCAATCGTGCGCAAGGGCGTCATTGACCTCTACCCGGACGGCCCCGACAAAGATCGCGCCATCAAGGACTTTGAGGCGGCGCAGCACTCTCTGCTCTGTGCAATCGGTACGGTGGATGGGTTGCGAAATGACATGAGGTCTTACATCACGGCGCACGAGAAGGACTTCGAGGCTACGGCTCGATGGGCAGTCCCGAGTGTCAACATTTCCAGCCATACCATCATCGAAAAGGTCTACCGCGATTTCTTTGCGGCACGGTAATAAGGTACGGTCATGATCGAGATACAAAACACCGGTAGTCTCTTCTATCTTTCTCAAAACGAACATGAGGCTGCGGTCGTCACCACCAACGGCGTGATTCGTAAGAACGGAGATGCCGTACTCGGTAAAGGGCAGGCGCTGGAAGCGAAAAAGCTCGTTCCCGGTTTGGAACATCAGTTAGGTGAGTACCTGCGGCGGTATGGAAACCGCGCATTCTATATGGGTGTCCATAGGGTGGGGGATCGCCTTACATCTTTGGTAACATTTCCTACCAAGCACCACTACCGTGACAATTCTGACCTGGATCTTATTATGAGATCTGCGGTACAGCTAAAAGAGATCGCCGCCAAGTTCCAGCTCTCCAAAATCTACCTTCCGCCTGTTGGCTGTGGGCTGGGCAAGCTGGACTATGAGAAGCAGGTACGGCTTGTTCTCAATCAGGTATTGGATGACGACCGATTTGTGGTCGTCCTGGGATATAAGGGCTTTTGAGGAGGCACACCCGGACATATGCTCTGTATATATCGATACGAAATGATGGAGGTATAACATGGGAGTAAGTATCAGCGAGTTTAGAGGTGAGTATTATTTTCTGAGTAACTTTTACTCGGCACCAGTTACCTACAATGGAATGTGTTTTGAGAATAACGAGGCAGCGTTTCAAGCGGCTAAATGCCCAGAACGTATGACTGAGTTTTGCCGTCTGAATCCGTCAGAGGCAAAGAGGCTTGGGCGTAGGGTTAAGCTCCGTGGTGACTGGGAAGCGGTCAAAGATACCGTTATGTATGAGATTTGCAAGGCAAAGTTCTCACAGAATCCTGATTTGGCAGACAAGCTTGTTGCGACCAAAGATGCCGAACTCATTGAAGGTAATACCTGGGGAGACCGCATCTGGGGCGTCTGTGATGGCGTTGGAGAAAATCGCCTTGGTAAAATCCTTATGCGGGTCAGAGCAGAAATGTGATGTGAACTATGAAGAAGGCTAACACTTATAAAGGAAAACTCGGCTGGCAGTCTGAGTTTAGCCACAGATATGCTTGCTGGGCGAACAACCACAATGGGTGGGCAAAAGCCAAAAAGTCCAACAAGCGGTTGGCTAAGCGCAGATTGAAGGATGAGCTACGGAAAGAACTTGTTTATAGCGCATCGGATAAACAAGTTGGAGAATGAGCGGAAGGAGAATTTATGAATGGAAAAGAGACGCAGGCTGACGCCGGCAGAGCGCCGTGCCGTTTATGACAAGATGGGTGGGCGGTGTGCATACTGTGGCGAGCAGCTGAACTATGAGGATATGCAAGTCGATCACGTTGTTGCGCTGAGGAGTGAGGGCGAAGACGATCTGGCAAATATGCTGCCGGCCTGTCGGAGCTGTAATCACTACAAGCGCGGCAACTCATTGGAGGGCTGGCGGCGAATACTGGAAGCTATGCCGACCACCTTGGAGCGTGACTGCTATACTTACCGTCAGGCTGTACGGTTTGGTATGGTTAAGCCAACTCCAAAGAAAATTACATTCTACTTTGAAAGGGTGGGTGAAGAACATGGATTGCCCCGTTAAATTGAGAAGCGGCATCCCGACCGATGCCGACATGAGAAAGATCAATGCCGTAAGCTCGCACCCGTTGACTGCCGATCAGGTGTTTATATTCGGTATGAGGGTGTGTAGCAACGATGTGGATAAGGACTTTGAGCGTTTTACTACTAAATCGCTTCATAGCCTTGCCAAAATGTACATCGGCAAGCCGGGGATTATCAAGAATGAGGAGAGTGCTCGTATCTACGATACCGTCGTGGTCTCTGATATCGAGAGGACTACGAGATCCGGCGATATCTATTGCGAACTGATCGCATATGCTTACATCCTCCGTTCTGAGGTGTCTAAGCAGCTGATCGAAGACCTGAATGCCGACATGGTAAAGAATGTGTCTATCGGATGTAGTGTAGCCTCTACGACCTGCTCCATCTGCGATGAGGAAACCTGCTCTCACGTCAAGGGGAGTGTTTACGATGGGAAGTTGTGCTTTAAGAACCTCAACTCTCCGGTTGATGCTTACGAGTGGGCTTTCGTGGTTGAACCGAAGAAGCCCGATGCGGCCATGGCCCTTGACGAAGCGATCCAGCACTGCTATAAGGTTGCGGAAAGACTGAGAAAAAGCAACCCTTGTGATACCTGCGCTGCCAAGCATGAACAGCTCGCCCACTGGTTGGAGGAGTTGAAAAAGCTCAGAGTGGAATGCGACGGGCTGCGCTCGAACTGGTATAAGTGTGCGGAGAAAGTGAAAACGCTGCGGGCAGAGCGCGACGCTGCTGTGTCGGATCTTCGGAAGCTCGTTCCCGTCTGGAAGTGGGATGGCGAGAAGGAACAAGGCTCCCGTGAGGAAGCACCCAAATGCGGTTGCGTGGACTTTGGATAAGGCGGTGAATATATGAAGCATTGTGATTTTTTCGGTCGGGAGCTTGTGGTCGGAGATCGTGTGGCCTACATCGACTCCAAGTACCAAGAGCTTCGGAACGGCGAAATCTTAAAGCTCAATGAAAAGCAGGCGACTATTCGTAATCTGGACGACAACGGCCTATTCGGAGACAAGATGGGATATGGCCGGACGTGTAGAGGATATGGCTGCATAGTGAAGAAAGTTTGACTTTCAAATAGCAACAAAGTAAATCAATCAGAAAGGAGCGCGTGCAGTGGACGACCTTAAAGAGTTGACGCACAGACTGAACGAGTACGAAGCAACGATCCTGCGTATGAACCAGGAGCGTGCCGCTCTGTTTGAAGAGGTGCAAGCGTATAGAAATGCCGCAAGACTCTATGGAATTGACCCGGCGACAATGCTGACGCTGGCTAAGAGCCAAGTCAAAACCTGCGCCGATAATATCCGCCTCATTGAGAAAATGCAGGAGGTATTTGAGCTGTTTCGGTATGTGCCGGAGAATCTGACGGAGCAGGAGGTTGTATCAGCAATCACCCAATACGATGGCGACGGCTCCAAGCCGTATTGCGATCTGGTGTACTGCGGACTGAGCATAATCCGCAAATATTTGAAGAAAAGGAGCGAGTATGATGAGTGGCGAAAAGGTAATTTGCCGGAGGGTTTCTGATGGCGTGCTCATTAACATTCCCCATACGTTTGATTTGAAGCAGATTGCAGATTCCGGCCAGTGCTTCCGGCTGACCGCACTGCAGGATGGGGGATATGTGGCGGTCACTGGCATGAAACTGGTGAAAATCACACCGGGTACCAATGGCGGGTATGTTTTTCACTGCCCCTATGATGAGTTCCGGGATGTATGGATGCCCTATTTTGACTTGTCTGCTGACTATGAAGCATATCAGCAGAAGATGGCCGGAGACCCGTTTTTGCGGGAGGCGATCGCGGCAGGTGGCGGCATTCGTATCCTGAGACAGAATTTGTGGGAGATGGTAGTGACCTTCATTATCTCTCAGCGGAACAATATCCCGCGCATTCGCAAAGCGGTAGATATTCTCTGCCAGACATTCGGTACGCCGCTGGGGGAGATCAACGGTCAGCAGTTCTATTCCTTCCCGATGCCGGCGCAGCTGAGAGGTCAGGATCTGTCACCGGCATCGCTGGGCTATCGTGAAAGCTATGTGAAAGAGATGGCCGAGTATGACGAAGATTTCTGGGTGCAGCTCCAGAAGCAGGATGACGATACAGCCCGGAAGACGCTGATTGCTCTGCGGGGCATTGGCGAGAAGGTTGCGAACTGTGTGATGCTGTTTGGGCTTCACCGTATGGACAGTTACCCCAGGGATGTGTGGATCAACCGCATGATTGATGATGTCTACCATGGCAATTTCGACCCCTCTCAGTACGACGGATTTGCCGGCTATGTTCAGCAGCTCCAATTCTTCTATTACCGCAAGACGGCGAAGGAGGAGGAAAGCGCGTGATCGTTAAGGTATGTGACACGATTATGGGAGCAGGTAAAACCGAGTCCGCGATCACTTTGATGAACCAAGACAAGGAAAGCCGCTACGTATTTATCACGCCATACCTGGACGAAGTAGAACGAATCAAACGGAGTTGCAGTGGGCGGAAATTCAAAGATCCGCAAAGCAAAGGTAAGGGTAAGTTGGAAAATCTGCATTACCTTTTGTCTATGAGGGATAACATCGCCAGCACTCATGCGCTGTTTGAGTCGTATAACGATGAAACGATTTCGCTGATCCAAGACGGCGGCTATAAGCTCATTTTGGATGAGGTTTTCCAAGCCGTTCAGACAATCCCGATTTCTCCAAAGGATTTGCAAATGCTCAAGCGGGAGATGATCGAGGTTGACTCTGAGTACCGTGTGCGGTGGGTAAATGATGACTACGAGGGCAGATTTGAAGATCTGCGGGATATGTGCATGACCGGCAACGTCATTTTGTATAATGACTGCCTCTTGCTATGGAAGTTCCCGATTGAGGTATTTCAATCCTTCGATGAGGTGATCATTCTCACCTATATGTTCGATGCTCAGGTGCAGAAATATTACTTCGACATTCATAATATCGAAGTCCAGCGGATCGGAACGGTTTGTGAGAACGGGGTATATCATTTCAGCGATACACCTCACATACCGGATTACGTGGCCGAACTCCCAAAGAAAATTCATATCATCGAGGATGAGAAACTGAATAAGATCGGCGAAATGAGGTCGAGCCTATCTGTTTCTTGGTATAAGAAAGCGCGTGATATTAAAGGACAGCCGCTTATCAAACAGCTGAGAAACAATTTGACAAACTTGTTCAAGAATATGCTCAATTCTTCATCAGACCGTAACTTGTGGACGGTTTTTAAGGATTATCAAGCCCTCCTGAAAGGCAAAGGATATACCAAGGGTTTCCTTTCCTGCAATGTCCGGGCTACTAACGCATATCGGAACAGGGACTGCTTGGCCTACTGCGTCAACGTGTACTACAACCCTTTGCTGAAAAACTACTTTCAGGAGCAAGGAGTTGAGGTGCGCGAGGATGATTATGCGTTGAGTGAGATGATCCAGTGGGTATGGCGGTCAGCCATTCGTGATGGCAAAGAAATCTGGATCTACATTCCAAGCAGGCGGATGAGGGAACTGTTTCGGAATTGGTTAAACGGCATCTCTCATGGAAACACGACAGACTAATGCGGCGTCAACGATTCATTTGATCATATAGGGAACTTGAAATTTAAGAGAGCTGACGCGGCGGTGTGTAGCGGAAGGAGGCTTACAATGAACACCGCACGAAAAAATTGTATTTGGTATGACCAATGTGGCTCGGAGTGCCAGGGGAAGTGTGATGACTATTCTCCGGCTGACGACGCAGGGGAAAACGAAGTGTTCTATCAGGGCGTTTTGAAAGAGAACGCTCAGGAGTACGAAAAGGTAATTCAGGAATATTCAGACAGGGGGTAATGTGTTTGAACCGTGAAAATCGCAGAGCTTTGAAAAAGAAGCTCAGGGACAAAGGCTCACGCACACTTGCTGCGGGTGTCCTGGAAAGCCTCGGAAACGAGATCGACAAAAAGATCCGTGATGGGGATTTGGTCGCTCTGAATGTGGATCAAATCACAGCTCGGAAGGATTATCCGCATATGCAAGAGGAATACCGTCAATTCGTGGAGTCCAGCCGCGACAAGGTATTTGTTGCGCATCCGCATCGTGAACGACCCGATGGGTTCTCTGCTCTGATCGAGCTGGAGGGCGTAGAGACCTGGTTGTTCTGGTATGGGGATCTGATTCAAGTCGAAAACATTCAAACTGAGGAAGGTGAATAGGCCATGGGTAACTCGGTCTATATCGTGTCTGTGGATGCCAAGGATTTGTTCTTGGCGAACTATTCAAGCCCGAACAGTAAGGAATATTCTGTGAAGCTGGCTGGATCAGACCACAACGACCAGTTCAATACAAGACGTTTTGTCAACACTTTGGATTACAGCCTCGACCTGATAAAGCTGAGGGAAGTTTATGAGAAGGTATACCGCCGCATGGACTTCACGTTCAGTAAGCGGGGTAAGGAATACTGCCGGCGCGTGATCAATGTCACGTTCAAGTACAGCGTCAAGGAGTTCAACCGCTTCTTTGACAACACCTACATCAAGTATGGCTATCTGCCGCAGGATGTGCAGCTTACCGACAATATTTGTATCAAGGATGGGGAGCTGATTGCTGTACGGGTAGGATCTCCCGTCGAAAATCCGGCCTCTCCCCAGGAGCTGGGGGATCTGTTCGTTTTTGATAATGGAATGTATCGGCTTGGGAAAACCATGAAGGTACTTCTTACTGTAGCCCAGCTTCGGAATCGTCTTTATCAGGACGGATTCACGTGCGATGGTATTGTGTTCCGTAGGTTCAAGCGTTCAAGCGGAAGCAGCCGAATTGGAAAGTGCCTGTTCATTGATGAGCAGCTGTATCCAAGAATGCACAAGTGGGAGCTTTGTGGGCTGAAAGTGAAAGAGGGTCAGGAGATTGATCTGGCCGCTCTGGAAGCCTATATCGCCCTTACTCTGAGTAGCATCGTCGGTACTATTCCGCTGCGGCCCGAGAACTTCTTGGTAATCGACGACTATAAGAGCGTGTTCAAAGATCGCGTTGTGGCGACAAGGATTGGTAGCGATAACTGGCTTACTTCAAAGCCGGAAGATGTTGAGATCGAGAACAGTATTTGGGACGGACAGTCTCTCATTGACAAAAGTGCTATGGGCGAATGGCAGGATTACGGTATGATCCTTCTGCGGAACCGGTTTTTCAAATCGGCCTGTTTTAATACCAATATCCAGAAGTTCTTTGCCGATCGTGGCATTACTGACGTATCCCAGCTTTCCGGTTTCACGCTGGCGCAGGATATCAGCGATATCAAGGTCATTACTACGCCCAGTAGTATTAAGTACGTGAAGTTTGGCACTCTGGAACAGTGGCTGAGATTGCTGGACGAAGACGGTAACTTTGGTGTTGTGAAGCATGAGAAGCCGACGCATTTCTTTGATGGCCGCATGGTGCAGATCCATTACCAGCTTTTGAATACTCTTCAGCTTTCGCAAGATGATGTTGACCAGTTGGTAAAACCGTCGTTGGATTATCTGCGCATGATCCAGACAGATCCTGCGGTGCTGCGGTACCATATCAAATATATGGGCGGGGATGAGGAGATCGACAGCGACGGAATTACGACGACGAACGATGTGGTATATCAGATGTTGGGCGTCACAGATAAGTTTTCTCAAACGAAGCTGTACCACAACTTCAAAACCGACGTATCGAAGTCGTTCAAAAAAGAGCTGGCCCGTGGACACATCCTTGTAGAAGGGAACTATTCAACTCTGCTGGGAAACCCTATCGAAATGCTCTACTCTGCGATTGGGCAATTTGATGGTGAGAGTAAAATCGGAGTAGGCAATGTTTTTTGCCAACAGTTTGCTTTTGATCAGACTATTCTCGGATCGCGCAGCCCCCATGTGACGATGGGAAATGTACTTCTGGCGAGGAATACGGACAACGAGGAGATTCGGCAGTACGTCAATACCACGCGAGAGATCGTGTGTGTTAACAGTATCGGTGAGAATATTCTTTTCCGGTTATCCGGTGCAGACTTTGACTCTGATACCATGTTGCTGACGAATAACGCTATCCTTATTCGGGCCGCAGAACAGAACTATCACAAATTCCTCGTCCCGACCAGCATGGTAGACGCTAAGAAAATCGTGCGTCATTATACCAAATCAGATCAGTCTGATCTGGATATCAAAACATCGGTCAATAAGATCGGTGAGATCGTAAACCTCTCCCAAGAGCTGAATACGAAGCTATGGGACGCGCTGAACAGCGGAGCAGATTTTTCCGAGTATGAGGAGCTTTACTGCGAGATCGCCCAGCTGGACGTTTTGAGTAACATCGAGATTGATAAGGCGAAGCGAGAATATGCCGTAGACAGTGTTGCGGAAATCAAACGGTTGAGAAAAAAATATGAGATACGCGACGATGATGGCCGGCAAGTAAAGCCCAACTTTTTCGGGAAGATCGCCCGCATGAAGGGCTACTATGACAGTGTGGGAAAAAACTATCGTTTCCACAATACGACGATGGATTTTTTGCAGCACAGTCTGAACTCTTACCGTACAAGCTATGCTTATACGTCGTTCATCCCGTTTTCTGAACTGTTGGTAAACGACGCTTATCTGCAAAAATCTGTGAGCTATTCACAGGTCGAACGGATCTTGGGGTTTGTCAGGGATATGAGATCTAAGATCCGGGCGGTTTGGGATGGAACAGACGAAAACCTGGATAACTACGGTAAGGCAATCCTGGTACATGAGATTCGGCAGGAGTATATCAACTATATTAAGTCACTGCGGATCAGTCCTCATACTGCATATCGGTTGATGCTCGCCATTGAGGAGCCTCAGAATAAAGATATCTCACGCACCTTGTTTTATACGTTGTTTTCGGCACCTAATCAGTGTTTTTTGGACTTGATTGAGCAGAGCCGGACACCCATTTCAACGTTGACTGAGGTTTCTGACGGCCCGTGGGATGTGGAAATTTATGGGTTCCATTTCCGTAGAGAAACGGTAATATGCCCAAAAACAACGTCCGACAACTGTTGAATTTTCACAATTTTATACAGTTTTTCGGGTTTGTTGGTCGAATAATTCTGAAACCACGTTGGGAACTCCCGTTTGTTGTCGGGAGTTCCCAAGTCCTAAATTTGGTGTAATTTTGAGGGAGTACCCTCAAATTTATTAGAAAAGGATGGTTCTCGTGGTTCCTATTAACAAGACAGAAAAAGATCTGCTGGTCAAAGCATTTCCTCCGCATAAGTATCCCCACTACTACTGTTATCCTCGGACGATGAAGCAGGACTCGAAGAGAGGTCATTATTTCTGCGTCGAATCCCCTGAGCTGCTTGCAAAGCTGAACGAAATTCGTTGTATGAACGTGATCGAGGAGCACAAGTAAATGGCAGTGCGGGAGCAGCGTGAGGTATATTCTCACGCAACGATCGACTGCTCCGATATGACGCTGACGGAGTATGACGTGAATGGTGCTCGGACTTACGATATCAAGGAGATCTTGGAGCGTTGGGCCGGCGTACCAAACATTGAAATTGAAATCAGGCAGAGTACGCTTCTGCCGGCAGAAGAGGGGTGAAGACATTCGTGAATCCAAAGTATGAACGCAGAGAAGGTGAGGATACATATGAATATGGTCTTCGCCTAATCGAAATCAAAGTCGAACAGAAGCCCGAC